CTACAGATTGCAGCACGTAAACGTAGACATATGATTAGAAGGTTCCGGGAAAATGTTATATGGTTTGGCGCGGTTCTGTTCGTGACGTTGTGGCTAATCAGCGTCCTGATCCTGATAAAGACGAGCAAGACAGCATCCCTTGGGTACTACTAATATGCTTACTTGCAATGGTCTTAACGCTTGCTATAGCCTTGCCGCTGGTTGGGCTGGCAATCATGGACGCAAACAATGCAACCAATGCAGCCATAGTTGAGGTAGATAGAATGCGTAGGATACGCAAGTTAATGATGCGTGAACTAGAGGAAAAAAATGCTAACACTGAGCCAACTGAAGCAGCTTCTGCCAAAGAACCCATACGTTAGTAACTGGCATGATGCTCTATCTAAACTTCTCCCTGATTACGATCTTAATACTCCTAATCGTATTGCTGCTTTTATAGCACAGTGCGCTCACGAGTCTGGAAGTTTTACTGCGCTAGAAGAAAACCTAAACTACAAGCCAGCTACCTTACTCAAATTATTTCCTAAGCATTTTGAGACAAATGAAATCGCCCAAGCCTATTGCTCCAAGCCTAATAAAAAGGAAGCAATTGCGAATCATATTTACCGTGACCGTATGGGCAATGGCCCTGAGTCTAGTGGTGATGGCTGGCGTTTTAGGGGTCGTGGTCTTATTCAATTGACTGGTCGTAATAACTATCAAGCATTTGCTGACAGCCTTCAGATTAATATTAATGATGCTGCTGAGTATCTATCTACATTTGAAGGTGCTGCCCAATCTGCTTGTTGGTTTTGGGAATCGAATAACTTAAATAGATTTGCAGATCAGGGTGACATTAAAGCTTTAACTCGTGCAATCAATGGTGGTTACATAGGACTTGAGGATAGGATAAAACACTATGAACACGCGCTTCATATTCTTACTTAGTCTCCTGTTGTTTGGGTGCGAGGATAGATTTAGGTATCCATGTCAGGACCCTAAGAATTGGGGCGCAGATCAGTGCAAGCCACCTATTTGTACAGCAACTGGTACGTGTCCTGAAGATGTAACTCAGCCAGAGAAGGTGAACAAATGACCATTGAAGAACATCTAAATGCGTGGCTAAAGTTTTGTATTGGTATTTGCTTCTGTTTAATTCTAATGATGATGGCATCGCTGTCGATGTATAGCGTCGTCTTCACCGTACAACCGATGTCGGGCATGGCTCCAGCGGATAAGCAGTTTTTCTTACTGCTTTCTGACATGTCAAAGTACATCCTTGGTGCATTGGCTACGTTGATTGCTGTCAAAGGTAAGGATGCTCTGCCTCAGTTTGTGCCACCACCTTCAAGCATAGAGAAGCAAGCGGCTGAGCCACCTCCTAAGCCTGCACCAGTAGTGACAACAACCACAACTGTTGTGCGTCAAGAGCCAACATTAGAATCAGTATCTTCTGCAGCGCCTGTCATCACTGGCTTTGGCGGCAAGCCTGCACCACCACCAGCAGCACAACCGGAGATCTAACATGCGATTTAATGCCAGTATACTTGTACTATTAGCTGCATTTAGTGCCAATAGCTATGCAGGTGGGGAACTAAAAGAGGTTTGCCATGCTGAAACAAAGAAGGGCAAAGAAGTTCAGGTCTGCAAAAAGATTAAGGTCCACAAAAAGTTAGAAGGCACTAAGGTTCCTACTAAGTGAATCCTTACTTTATTGCTGGTGCTGTCTTAGCTGTGGTCTGTGCGTATGGTACAGGCCACTGGCAAGGTGACTCTGCAGGCCAAGCTAAGGTCCAACAGAAGTGGGACCACGAGAAAGCTAAGCAGATGGCAGAGTATGCCAAGGCACAAGAGCAAGCAAGGCAGCGTGAGCGTGACATGCAAGCTGATGCAGACAAGCTAAGACAGGAGAAGGACCGTGATATTAAGAACCTTAATGCTAGGGCCATTGCTCTTAGTAACAGCCTGCAGCACCGTGCAGACCGCCCCGCCGAAGGCAGTGGAGTGTCCACGACTACCAGTGCTGGACAAGCATCCTGTACCGGAAAAGAGTTATTTAGAACTGATGCAGAATTTCTTGCAAGGATCGGTAGAGAAGCAGACGAACTCCGACTCGCCCTCAAACAATGCTACGCCCAGTACGAAGCAGTAGCTAAGTAACTCTTTTAAAGTAATCAGTCGGGATATAAACTACTGGCTCTATATCCTGACTGTCTTTCCTATCCTTTCTACCACCCACTCCGTACTGCACATCACACGTTCCTTGCTCGTGAAAGAATATACCGTCAGTCCATTTGGCGATGATAATAAACTTCCCACCAATTTCTTTAGCCAAGTCTTTTCCGTGCATCCACTTGTGTAATGACAGCATCAGCGTTGGATACTGACGACGAGGATTGTTCCTGCATTTTAATTCTGCAAATGCTTTTGCCTCACCGTTCCTAGTTAGCAGCCAGTCTACGTGATACGCTATTGGCATCTTGTGGAACTGCACATCCCACATTACCTTTAGCGTATCCTTTACTTCATTCTCTTTGGCTAAATCAAACTGCGTCTCATAGATAGGGCGCATTCTTTTCCTTCAATGCTTCCTCTACTGCACGAGCTACCTTGTATGGATGCGGACAATCCTTGATGATGCACTGTATCTCAGTCTCAGTTAGGTTAATCCATTCATCATTCATAGGTTCAAGTGCTACTGCTTCACCACGAAATACTAATGCTTCTTTTAATTTTCCCATTGCTTCCTCCTGTATTTTTCTTTTACGCCACAAACTCATTTAAGATCATCCAAGTTAGACAAGTCTCGTGCCGTTCTTAGAACAGCGAGGATTGCTGTATCCTCACTGTTGACTACTTCAACCTGACCTCTCCAATCTCGATGCCATATAACTTGATCTGGCGTTAGCTTTTGTTTTGATGGTGCGTTAGTTCCGTCCTTAATTTCTAGCAGGATATTAAATAATCCCTTATATCCCACCAGAAGATCGGGACACCCAGCACCCACTGAGTGCAAGTGTTGTACTGAGCATCCCATCTGCCGCAGAACTTTTACTATAGCCTTTTGGTTATCATCTACCTTGGCGGCTCGCATACCACTCCTGTCGTTTAGATATAATTGTGTCTCTAGCTGATACGTAATCATTACATTCAAACTCTGAATGTATTCCTACAAATACAGCTCCGTCTTTTTGCAAGTCTGCAGCCATGCACCGTCCTAACCCGACGGCAACATGGCGCGGATAGTCTCGCAGATTAAATTGACTGCACTTTAGGCACTTCATCTTTTCTCTTTATAAAACTTTCTGACTTCCTTTCCTTGCAGCTTATGCACACCCATCGTCTTGTTCCTCTGCATTTTTTCCAATCTCCTAATTCAAGTTTTTGATATTTGTTGCAGGCACTACACCACTTCATATCATCTTTTTTTTCCACAGATTTTTTCCTTAACTTGCTTAACATTTACTTGATACCACCATGCAATACATGCTTTATCTATTGCGCCCTGTGTGGTGATTGCGTCGTTATAACCTCGCTGATATTCCTTGTATGCACGTTCATTCAATGTGTACACAAGCAGGTACGTCAGCGCCATGAACATTAACAGAATAGCTATGGACCTCACAGTAATTCCTTAATCGTTTTGATTGGGATATCAAAGCGCTCATGCACTGCGATAATTAACGCAGGAGTTATCGGTCGCTTGCGACTTCTGAACTTAGAAATAGACGACGGAGTTCTGTGTAGTTCTAATGCTATCTGCAGATCATTTTTGAGATCGAAATTTTCTGTCAGATAATCGAACAACGGATGTGTTGGTCTTTTCTGATTCTTTTCGTTCGGTTGCATACTTGTATTCCCTCATTGTTTTTTCTACGTTAGTCTCTATTGCAAGACTTGGAGTGAATCGTGTTTTGTCATCCTGATATTGTTCAAGGATGTACTTACCTCGTTCACGTAGATATGCTTTGGCTAGTTCAAGTTTGACGTTGTGGTCCATTGTCTACCTCTACTGTATCTGGCGTACCTTCTTCTTCGCGCATCTGTGCCCCTAGATGTTTGAGTCTGGATTGGTATGCCTGCGTTAAAACAATACGTGCCATGTTAGGAATTCTGCCGATGCTTGCCTCGTTTGCTTCGCGCAGTTCGCGCAATGCTGTCATACGTTTACGTGGCGCAGCTTTACCTGCCGTGGCTACCTTATCTGCTAGTTTATTGTATTCCACTAGCCATTCGTCAAGTGACTGTAAGCTGACGGGTTCCTTGTTCGGAATATACAACAGCCAATTGGTTGAATACGTTTGCGTTTGGGGAACCTTATCTTCAGGAACCTCGACTTCACTTTGCTGTATCTCAACTGGCTCATCCTCTTGGACCATCTCAACCTCTGCTGGACGTTCATAGGTTTCCTCTATCAAAACTGGTGGAGCGATAGCATCTAACGGATTGGCTGGCGTTATATCCTTGGCTGGTACTGGCTTGTCTTCAGGATAATCCTGCGCTTCCTCTGTTGTTATCAATCCTTTAAGCACATCTGGGAATGCGTCACGCAGGGCAAAGCCTCTTGCTCTCATCTGTAGCATGCGCTTAGGGTAAGCAGACCACGGTCCTTGCTTTCCCCATAGTCCTGCACGTTTGGCATCTTCCACAGAAAACTTAGCGGTTACTGGTTTACGCCCTTTCCGATGCGCGATGCAGACTGCTACTGGATTGGGTGTGCCTTCACCATCAAAGTATTCTTCAACATCCTCACAGACTGCGCTGGCCTGCACTAAAGCCATTGCAGCGTCTCCGTAAACTGAAGGCTTGCCGTTGATAACCGATATGTTTTGCAGTGCCTGCATGGGTGCTAGACCAATCTCAAAGCCCCATTGCATAGCGACTAGGATATCTGTTGGCTTTCCTTGGTAGTTCTTTGGGACCATCTGGCTGTTGGATAGGCGTTCGCTAAACTCGATTGCCTCTCCCATTGTCTGTGGTGTAAAGCCTTTATGTGTTGTTATGTTGCTCATTGTTCCCTCGCTTTCATCATTGCGTTAGCTATTTCGTATGCGCCTTTTGAAATCAAACTATCTGGTGCTGCTGCATCTTTATCGTTTGTCAAAAGTGCTTGCATAGCTTTAGCCGCAAAGTAATCACGCAATGCCATGCCCTTAGCAACAATCCTTGGGTCATCGCATACCCACGGGAATGCTGACAGTTCATCATCTTCTTTTACTATCATTTCTTTTCCTTCCTTCTTAGTTTTTTAATTTCCGCTACTAAATGTTTTTGGTATGTGTACATCTTAGCAAGGTGCTTTGATTCTCCAACCATGCCGTGATCCGCTAGCCAGTCCACTACTGCAGGTGTGTCGTCAAAGGCTGTGTGGCGTAGCAAGATATCCATTTCTCTCGTGGTTTTCATTGTTCGCTCGCTTTCTTCATTGAGTCTGCCATTTCTAATTCCCATAATGGAATTCTTGCCATCGCTTCATGTACAATTAATCTTGATAATTCAAACAAATGATTTTCATTGTTCATATCAGGTCGAGTAGTTTCAGTAGCGTGTTCTGCAATATAACCACGAATAATTTCTATAATTCTTTTTTTTGAAACAAGCGGGATTAATGGTTTCATAGGTCTTTGTTCTCCTTGATAGTCAGACTGGATTGTCTTACTGAGTACGCCTCTTTGGCAGGCACTACTCGCTCCTCTGCTGCTTTGTAGCTACGCATAGGCCAAGTCACTGTGTACTTACCTATGTTTGCTTTCGTGGCCTGCATCATGGCCTCCTTGATCTTTGTCTCGCGGTCATTGATGATGGCCTCGCACTGTTTGATATCTTGCTTGGCCTCATGAATATCACGGGCATAATTCTCAAAGTCTCCAGCCAGAGTGACAGTTTCGGGCGTTCCCTCTGACCATGTTCGGTCGGCATCTGAGCTATCAATCGGTGGATAGTAGTCAATATGCTTTTCAGCTTGCCAGATGTCAAGCCTTCTTTGGAAGTCTAATGTGGCTGCAGTAATGGCCTTGACGGTTCCTTCGTGTGGTGCGAATAGGAATATTCTCAGCTTGCTGGCTTGGTATAGGACTGCGACTGCGCCCCATTTAGCGCCCGTGATATTCATTTGCGCTTGCAATTGAATGGGTCCACGATATAAGGGCAGGCTGTCTTCGGCTGACATGCTTGTGACCTTGGCCTCGATGATGCCTAAACCATCTAGGACAATTGAGTCCTGACCAATTACAAAAATGCCATGTTCTGCGCTACTTTTTATAGTTGCGCCCGTTCCGATAGCAGTGGCATCCAAGCTACAGCATAGCGGTAGCGTCTTGTGGAAAAATGCTTCGGCATAATCTGTCTTAAATTCTGACAGCTTTAACCGTTTCGCACATTCCGTTATAACGACTGGTTCAAGAGTATTGCCCCAGTCCATTGCTTCATTGCTAATGTTCTCTGGTTCCTTGTTTCCTAGTGCATCAATGCTGCTAGATAGTTCATCATTGGGACTTCGATACTTGCTATATCCCATTACTGCAGGCAAGCGAGAAGCGGAGAGCATAGTATTAGGCGTGACTTTTCCGACCATGATAGTTTTTCCTTCGGTTAGTTATAGGGGAATGAAACTTCATTGATGATTCGCTGAATGGTTTCTTGATTGATTGAATGCCCGCTGTCTTCGGACAATTGCAATAAGAATAATGCCTGCAATGCTTCGGACTCAGTGATTCTTGGTGCGTGTGTGTAGATTGTTTCAAGTGTGTACATGTAATGGCCTCCCAAAAGGGTTTAAAGGGTTTGTACGGCGTTAAAAAAGGCTAGCCGATACCAGACTAGCCTTGTGCTGCTTAGGACTGCTTAAACGGGTTTATTTAACTTCTGTAAATATTCAAGAATCGGTACTGCTTGATACTTTTCAGCATTTATTTTGCCTGCGATTGATTCGCTGAAGGTTTCCAGTATTGCTTCATTGGTTTTTTTATTAACTATTACCCATGATGCCGTGCGAAGTAATGAACTCATGATTAGACCCTTATCTGCTTTCAGGTATACCGATTGATCTGGCTTTGCTTATCGCTATCTTTGCAGCATGTACGCTTTTAAAACGCTTGCCATAAAAATAATCGCTGTCGTCTGTAACATAACAATCATCGGAATTAAACTTACCGTTTATATAACTACCTTTATATTTAAATGTATACATAATTAGGCCCCATTAATTGCGAATTTAATAGCTAATTCCTGCAGTCTGAACCAGTCTGTCGTCAATTCAGCGCCGTGCATGTACCGGGAAAGCATGTACTTATCTTTATTCGTGGTGATTGTTTCCGATTTATAGGCCAAGCGAAGTGCTTCGCCATAAAAGCAGGAACCGAAAGCAATGGCGTTTAGTTTGTCTGATAGTTTCATGATTATTTCCCCACTATGCTAGGTGCAAAACAGAATACATAACCCTTACCATCGGCAGAATCGCCGTATCTCATATCATCTGTGTTCCAGTCCAACTTATGCTTTTCGATAAGTGCTTTCACCGCTTCGAAGTGTGCCTTTTCGTATGATTCGGCGTATGGGTAGGCGATAGTGGCCTCGAATCCAGTCGTCGTATAAGCTTTAATGCGTGTGCCTCGTGTGTTAGTAGTAGGCAGGCATTTGGTGTGAATTGCTATCATGATATTAATATCCTCTTAGGTTAATTAATGTGTAATTGCTTCAATAATGGGGCATTCGGTACGGTATTGCGTAGTGCATGTTGACGACTGTTTAACCTGCTTAGACTCTACCCATTGGGCGAATCTTTCAGCGTCGTTATGTGTTGCGAAGCGGACTTTATCGCGTAACTCAATTCCCTCAAGTGGGCCGGTAATGAATCGCTTGTAATAAGAGACTTGGTATTTGTACATAATCAGGCCTCGCAATATGCTGATTCGATGCGTTTACCGGAATGAGCGCAGTATAAATTGTCGTCTTCCCAATTAACCTCACAAGCAATTACTCGCCAACCATAATTGCTTTCTTTGTTTTTAACGTCTCGCAATACCTGCTTATATTCTTGAACGATAGAATCAAAAGACAATGCCTCGCCGTCTGAGCAAATAAAGTAAAGCGGATATCCACCGGGCCAAGCATAAGGGCCATTACGCAATGCCTGCTTTAGTTCTTTAGTTGTATTGATTATCATGATCAGGCCCTCCGAAAGCTTCCAAAGCCACAGAATAGGGCAGTGGCGAATGTAAAGAAGAAGGTAAGCCCGTCGATATGATTTAAGAACCACGCACCGAAAAGAAAGCCTGCCAAGTGCATGCAGATGATTCCGAATATGATATTAATTTCTTTCATTGTCTGACCTCTTTGGTTAATTGACATGTGTCATTGCTGACAGTTCGAACATTAATGATTCACTTGGCAGTCGTCAACATAATTATTTCTATCGATGATTGCATGATGATATATTCTGACTATGGATCAAGTTGCTACATTACTGAGGTTACGTCGAGACGTTAGGGAAATGCTGGATAAAGCAGCAGAGGATCAACGGCGAAGCAGGGTTTCAATCGCAGAGCAAGCGATTAGAGAATATTGCAGGCAGCATGAAAGCACTTCAGACAAGATGCAGAGGTTAATCAATGCAAAGCTTTGATATACCTGAAAAGCCGGAGATTAAGCAGCAAAAGCCAGTCGACAGACGGGCATATACAATAGTTCCTATTAGAGTAGTGAAAGACAAACGGATACGTATCGCAGCGTATCGCGTACTTTTAGCAATATGTTCCTATGCTAACCGGGCAGGCTTGTGCTGGCCCGGAAGCGATAATCTTGGCAAGGACTTAGGAGTTAGCAGGCAGGCAGTTGGTAGGCAGTTAAAGAAACTGATTGAATACGGATATATTCAAAAGGTTAAGCAATTTCAAATGAACCGAACCGCTCAGATATATCGCGTGATATACGATGAAAAGTTATCCAATAAGCAATTACTGCAGTCAGTAGACTTCGAAGACTTGCATCCATCACACCAAGAAAAGACAATCAAAGAGACGCTGAAAGCCATCGGGAAATGTGAACTCGAAACACAGTCTCAAGTAACAATTGAGACGGTAGCGTTAACGGGGAATGAAGATAAGGTTGAAGGGTTAAGTGTGAATGAAGCTTGTGGACTGTGGTTGAAGTCTTGTTCTGCCATTGGCATTGCGCGGCAGATAACCGATGCTGATAAGCACTCACTTACAGTTTTAGCTAGCAGTGGCGTTGACTTGGATACATTTAAGCAGGCAGTTGACGATGTTCTTGTTGATTGGCAGGCTTATCGACGTGAACCTCCGCACCGGCTGTCTTATTTCCTACGTCTAGCCAAGAATTAAAAGGAAGGCATGTTCCCCCCCCTACCTTGCCCCTACCGGTGGGGGACTCCAAACA